ATGATACATATATCCACGCGTGAAGAATTGGAAGGTTCAGATGGACTTGATAGGTTAATTAGAGAAGAAGAGTGTGAGTGGTTAACTTCATTAGGAAGAAGACACAGATCATATCTTGAAAAAAATGGCAGATTCCCTTTAAAAATAACGATAGGGCCACAAACTAAAGTTTATCGATTGTCTGAAATTCAGGCATGGATAAAAGGCACTTGGAAGCCTGAATAAAATTAATTAGAATCAATAATAACCTCGCTCGCGGGGTTTTTTATTTTGGAGAATGTAAAACTATGACAATGAAATTTACTCCACCTACACCACAAGAACGACAATCAATTTTGAATGAGTATGGTGAGAAATATGATCGAAGAATAAGAGAGAAATTATGTGAGCACTTATCAGGGCTTTCTCGCTCTCGTCGCTGGGTGTTAGAAAATGAAGGAAAATTCCCTAAGCGTGTTCCGTTGGGGCGTAATTCTGTCTCATGGCTATTAAGTGATATTTTATGGTGGGTACGCAACCCGCCAACAGTGGAGAACGTGAATAACCCATACAGCCGTAAACCTGTTAATTAAGGAATAACATCATGGAAAAATTAACTGCCTTGATTGGCAACGGTCAAACTCACTCTAAATTCAGCCAGAGTGATATTTTAAATATCCGTAAGGCGGTTATTTCGGGTAACTGGACGGTAATTAACAAGGGTATTTGCACACTCACTGACTTGGGTTTACGCCATAACGGGCAGGGGCTTGTTTGGCTTAATTCTGGTGTATCGGTTCACGATGCGGATAGTGATATAGGGCTGGCAGGTAAGGATAAACAATCCTTTGAATATCATTCAGAGGTGTGCTCAGTTAACTCATTGAATAATGGTAGCTGTTATGGATTTGTCCAGCTCAAGGATATCGATAGCTACGCCTTGAATATCATTACTTCAATCAGTTCTGAATATAACTCACGTAAAAATGGTGCGCCTTTAGCGACGTTCGCGTTACTGATTGACCAGAAGCAACGGAAACAGGCCGTGGATAACTGGATTTTATACCGCAATCCAAACCAGCCAGATAAGTACACCATTCTCAATAAGCATCATGAACTGGCGAAGTGCTATCAGATGAAAGGCTGGAGACGTGAGCCATTGGAATATTTAAGCCAGTTAATCCGTAATGATGCTGAGTTCAGCAAGCTTATGCGTCGGTTGGGTTATGTTCCCGTTCGCACAAGAAAACTAACCGGAAAACGTGAGAGATTTTGGTTATACAGAAAAACAGGAAATGATAAGGGGGTCGGGACAAAAGAAATAAATAAAATCAATAGGTTTACTCCATTTGTCCAGTATGCAAAACGACCAGTGAGAGCCTTCGATCGCACTGCTGTAGATGGTCAGTGGCTCTATGTCTATGCCGATCACATTCGTTTTCTGACCAAAAAGCGCCACCGTGTCGAGGGTGTTCGGGTTCAGGGTTACACAGCGAAAGGAATAGATCTGCGAGAGGTGCTGTGATGGGAATTATTAACTATAGGGACTCCTTGAGGTTAAGGAGTCCTACTGTTGAAGTCCTCACTTTGGCTGCCCCAATAACTTTGGGTCAGTTACCTAACCCATTGATATATAATCAGACGGCATATTTGCAGTCTGGTCATAATATGCGCGTATCATTTAGCGACGCGGTTAATTTGCGATCCTCATTGAGTGGAGCACAAAAAGAAAAGGATAGCACGGCGAATGCTACCCTTTGGCGTGACTCAGATTTGAGTCATGAGCTAAATCAATCAGTTACCCGTAATCCAAATCTGGTTTACGAAGAATTACAACAATTTAAAAGGCTACCCAATAGTTTTGGGTTGGTTAGGCTCACCTCTTTAAGAGGTGTGGTTAGTTATTGTTCAATCAACTTACCATCTTTAAGAGGGGGAGTGAACCAAGTAAATAATGTTTACTCAGTTAACCAAGTCAATAATTTTGCCTTGGTTAGTTATTGCTCAGATAACCATGTGAATAATGTTCACTTGGATAGTTACTGCTCAGATGATGCCTTGGTTCTGCGCTGGCGGCGTTTGATCTCACCCTGTAATGCAGTGACGATAAACTGTGCCGTACTTTCCCCTGGTTCCTTTAATGATTCTACATTATCGGCTATTTCGTGTGGCACTCGTGCGCTCATCTTTTGTGATTTGTTATTAACATTATCACGTGTCATTACTGCTCTCCATATTTGTTTATGGGTGCCAGTATACACAAAAATAATTATAAAAAAAGTATTGAAGTGGGTGCCAGTTTGTATTTATACTGGGTGCCAGTTAAATGTTGCAGCATTCAATAAGAACAAGGCTCCGTCGGATTGCAGTCCAAGCGGAGCCTCTGACCACTACGTTACGGAGATTAACGCTATGGCTATACCACAGCATACCCAAACTCGCCTTAAATTTACATTCCTAATTGCATCGGGCAATCAACGTCTGGTGGATATTCACCCTGTACGCCTCATTACTGTTCTGGCGGACTGTGAAGGTGAAGCCCGTTTACTGGCAGGCAAATCCTCTCTGGTATTTGTTTCCCGTCAGGGGGTGAGCCATGCCTAACCCCGTGCCCCACGACTATTACACCCATCAGAACGGGGAAACCGTTCAGGTGTTGTCGGTGGCCTTTAACCGCGTGACGTTTGTCCGTGATGGCTATACCACCCCGTGCATCATGCCAGTAAGCCGTTTCACTAAAGAATACACCTACGCAGGGAGAGCCTGATTATGTCTGATATCTATAACCACTTAGTACGCAACAACTTTAACGCTATGAGCACTGAGGAAATTAAAGATCTGCGTAAGCATTCAGATGGAGCACATAGCGCAGTAATGGCGGCAATGTCAGCGATGGGGGAACTGGCTTTCTGGTCTGCCGATAATGAAAACTATGCAGATTGTCAGGCAAGGGACGATTTGCGCCGTATCGGTGAAGCCCTGATGTATTTGCCGAGGATTGCCGAAGCGCTGAACGACACAGCACAGCACGCGGGTTTTGAAATCCATCACCGTGAGGGGTTCCCCAAATGGTAAATCATATTGATATCGGGCATGAAAAACTGCCTGAATGGTCAGATTCGCTTTTTGCCAGTGTTTACCTGTGGATAAAACAAGGTGTACCACCACAAAAAGCGGAGACGGATGCGTCTATTTTACGCTACCCCGTTGATCATCGTTTAAATACGTTGGCGGTCAGTATGCGATCGCTAGTAATGGAGGGGGAGATAACCCCCGATTGGTTTACTGAACAGGGCTATCATTCAGCTAAAAGCCAGAAAAAGGCGGAAGAGAAACGTAAGGAGCTGGTTTTGAAAAATGTCACACAGGAAGAGTTAAGCGCCGTTCTGACCGATATAAAACGGATTAATCGCTTATGGCCTGTACCCGCTAATAAACCAGTAAAGAAAAAACGAGCGAGTAACAACCTTACCCAACTAGCAGATAATGAAAAAGCTTTATTACTTGCTGAATGCTATGAGGGGATCGCTGTACATCCTGAAAGTGAGGGTTTCTATACTTATCAGTCTGGAACATGGAAGAAAACGTCATGTTTAGAATTAAGTCGAGAAATGGCAAAGGTGTATTCTGAACACCAAACCAATTTTAGTAAGCGAGAGCTTAACAATGTCGTTGAAGCATTAAAAATTGTTATTCCAGTGATGGGAGAACCTTGCAAAAGCATTATTCCTTTTGCAAATGGTGTATTTAATATTGAGACGAAAGAATTCTCACCTCATAAACCTGATAATTGGCTGTTAAATCACAATAGTATTGAGTACACCCCAGCGTCACCGGATGAAAACTTGCGTGATGATGCGCCGCATTTTCATAAATGGTTAGATCATGCTGCGGGTAAAGATCCCTATAAGATGAAACGGATATTTGCAGCGCTATACATGGTTTTAGCTAATCGCTATGACTGGCAATTATTCCTTGAAATCACCGGGGAAGGTGGTAGCGGGAAAAGTGTTTTTACTCAGGTGGCGACATTATTGGCAGGTCAGCATAATACGGCTAGTGGCAATATGGCAGCGTTAGACAGTGCACGAGGACGGGCGCAATTTGTCGGCAAGAGCATGATCACTTTACCTGACCAACCTAAATATACGGGTGAAGGTACAGGTATAAAAGCCATTACCGGCGGTGACGCGGTAGAAATTGACCCCAAGCATGAACAACAGTATACCGCCATCATACGTGCGGTTGTCATAGCAACAAACAATACTCCGATGATATTTACTGAGCGGGCTGGTGGAGTGGCGCGTAGGCGCGTTATTTATCAATTTAACAACAAGGTCAAAGAAGAAGATAAAGACCCGTATTTGTCTAAAAAGATAGCCAGTGAAATCCCTGTTATCGTTCGTCGATTATTGGCCGCATTTGACGACCCAGAAGAAGCCAAGGTTTTATTGATTGAACAGCGCGATAGTGACGAAGCGTTAGAAGTGAAACGAGCCTCAAACCCTGTATTAGATCTTTGTGCAGCACTGGCATTTATGGGTGAGCCTAGAGGTCTGGATATGGGGGGCGGACGCAAAGCGGAAGAAGAGCGCCAGCCAAGGAAATACCTTTACCACCTTTATCTATCATTTATGGAATATCAAGGATTAGGCCGTCCGTTGAGCGTAACCGAGTTCGGGAAAGCGGTTAAGGAAGCCGCTAAAGAATATAAATCGGAATACCTCACCCGAACTATTCAGGGCAGACGGCAAACCAACGTACAACTAACCGATAAAGCAGACGAGTTTTTATAAAAATAGTGTTTGGTTATCTACCTTGTCTACCAAATGGAAAATTATTTATATTAATCATATAGATATTTAGGTAGATAACCCTTTTTTAGTTATCTACTTGTTATCTACCTTGTCTACCAAATTGAAATCAGAATAGGTAGAGGACACAACATTAGGTAGACAACAGGTAGATAGTAAAACATGAGTTATCTACCCGTTCAAAGCCTTGCAGCGCAAGAGATGAGCGAGTTTAGTAGATAAGGTAGATAACCCTGACGCATTTTTTCTAAACTTTAAACCATCAAATACGAGTTAATACATTAATGATTGAGTGAGCGAATAGCTTCTGATTTTGTGTGGTATAAGCTATTCAGTAAGAGATGCAAAAAGATTTTCAGAGGGTATTCTTTGGCAGGTATAAATATATTTTACTTAGGAGATAGTTATGCCGATTACACAAGAAGATATCAGAGAACACTACGATTATTACGGTATTACGCAGTTAGACGATTTACACACAAGCGAGTACCGCCAGTTGGTCAATGGTTATGCTTTTTTCTTTCAGGATACCGGAGGCTGTTTGCGGCACACGTTTTCTGAGGAAATGCTAGCAACCAATAAAGAGCAATTAGATGTATTGATTGAGCAATTACAGGCATTCAGGGAAATCATGAATGATGTGCCTGATTGGATGAGTGAAAAATAAAATGAATGAATTTATGGAAAGTCTAAGACTGTCATTTGACTGTTCAATCAACTATTTAACATGGGCTTTTTTTTCATTAGTTACAGCCTTTGCGTTTGATAGGCTATCAGATATGAAAAGATTTAAAAATAGAGTAGGTAATTGTATCTCTAGATTAATATGCAAAGCTTATTTCATTGTCTTCTTTCTGATTGGTGTCGCCAATATAAACTATATACGAGAAATATTTTCTTTTTATTTAGGTAGTTCAATTATTTCAAATACATTTTGGCTATTAATCATGGTGGTGCTTGTGGTTAATGCCGGATTAGTTGTGATTGGAATAGGTGATAAGAAAAGTAAAGATTTGTAAATATTCCGTCCTCATGTTTCCGCCTGTTTAGACCTCCTATTGTGAGGTCTTTTTATTATATTTTTCATATATATATTGAGAGGTGGCACTCAGACGTGAGCCGCCACAAGGCCGTTTAATCAAGCTGCGAGAAGTAGCCTGCGAGACGCAGAAAAAGATTATTCGGCCTGCCCCTCTCAGAGCTGGTTTCACGTCTTAACATCATTGTTACGGAAACCCTTTCATGAAAAAACTGCTCGAATTACGCCAGCAAAAAGCAACCTTTACCGAACAAATGCGTTCGCTGCTCACCAAAGCCGAAGACGAAAAGCGTTCATTGACTGCCGATGAAGCCAAACAGTTCGACGAACTGCGTAGTCAGTCCGATGCCCTGAATGCAGAAATCGCCCGTTATGAGGTACTGTCTGATGAAGAACGCAATCAGGCAAGCAAACCCCAGCCGCCCCGCGAAAACCTCAGCAATGACGAGTTGCGCCACTATATTCTGACCGGAGAAACCCGCACTTTGTCTACGGGCGTTCCGTCAGAGGGCGGCTATACTGTTATCCCCGAACTGAATAAACAGATCATGCAGCAACTGGCTGATGAGTCGGTCATGCGCCAAATCTGTACGCTCAAAACCACGCGCAGCAACGAGTATAAACAGCTTGTTTCGGTCGGTGGTGCGACAGTGGCACACGGGGAAGAAGGTAAGGCACGCGGTGAGACTGGTACGCCGAAGATGGAAGAAGTGAGCATTAAGTTATTTCCTGTCTATGCCTATCCCAGAACCACCCAAGAGATTATCGATTTTAGCGATGTGGATATCTTAGGCTGGCTGACCTCAGAAATTGCCGATACGTTTGTGGATACCGAAGAAACCGATCTCGTGAGCGGTGACGGCAGTAAAAAAGCGAAAGGCTTTCTGTCTTATCCCCGTGACACGAAAGGCGACAAGGTGCGTGATTTTGGCACGCTGCAAAAACTGGAAGCCACCACGCTTGAGGCGGATAGCCTGATTGATCTTAAGTTCCTGCTTAAGAATAAATACCGTAAAAATTCCGTCTGGGTGATGAACTCCACGACGGCCGCTAAGGTGCAAAAGCTGAAAAACGGCAACGGGGATTATATCTGGCGTGAACGTTTACAAGCCGGTGATCCTGATATGTTGTTGGGCTTGTCTGTCCATTATCTCGAATTTATGCCGGATGGCGTGATTGGTCTGGGCGACTTCAAACGCGGCTATTTCATTGTTGACCATGAAACCGGCACCCGTACCCGCCCCGACAATATCACCGAGCCGGGATTTTATAAGGTGTGTACCGATAAATATCTGGGCGGCGGTCTGGTGGACTCCAACGCCATCAAGGTGCTGGAAGTGAAAGCAGCCAGTAAATAAGCGAGAGGGGGCGAAAAGCCCCTTTTCAGTCTTGGAGTCCATAAGATGGATAATATTGAATTAAGAACGGCAGACTTTTCCCTGAATGAGAAAAAGATAACCGGTTACGCCGTGCGCTGGATGGATAACTCACAATTGCTATTTGGTGAATTTATTGAGCGATTCGATAAAAGTGCCTTTGCAACCTGCTTAACCAATAACGCTGATATTCGTTTTTTGTGGGAACACAAGCACGCCTCTTTGTTGGGCAGAACGTCATCTAAAACCCTGACCGTGAGCGAAGATGATACGGGTTTGCGCTTTGAATTGTTGTTACCTGATACCCAGCTAGGACGTGATGCACTCACCATGATTGACAGGGGCGATATTGAAGGTGTTAGCTTTGGTTTTCGTGCCATTAAAGATCAGTGGGATGTGGGTCAAGACCCCTATGTCAGAACCGTCTTAGAGGCAGAGCTACGGGAAATTAGCCTTACCAGCATTCCAGCCTATCCGACAAGCAGTGTTGAGATTGCCAGACGTTCCCTGAATGCCGTCAAGCCTAATCATGTGGATTTGCGTCATTACTGGCTGCAACTGTCCGAGGTGTAACTATGTGGCCGTTTAAGCGAAAAGACACGGAAACCCGCAGCCTGAGCATGGATGAATTTCTTTCTCTGGCGGGCGTGTCTAACACCAAATCGGGCGAGCATGTTTCACCGTCTACAGCGGAAGGCTTACCCGCCGTGATGAACGCTGTCACGGTGATCAGTGAAGCGGTGGCCACCATGCCTTGTTACCTGTATCGGGTTCAGCACCAGAACGGCAAAGAATCCCGCGAATGGCTCAGTAATCACCCCGTAGATTATTTGCTGAATGAATGCCCGAATGACTGCCAAACGCCATTTCAGTTTAAACGAACCCTGATGCGTCATTGCTTACTCAATGGTAATGCCTATGCCGTGATTGTCTGGGGGCGGGATGGTCAGCCTCAATCGTTACACCCTTACCCACCGTCAGCGGTTGTCCCTCAACGACTATCCGATCACCGGTTCTCATACACCATCACAGAGCCTTACAGCGGCAAGGTGAAAACCTACTTACAGGAAGAAGTTCTACATTTACGCTATGCCACCGAAGACGGCTTTCTTGGGCGATCACCTGTTACCATCTGCCGAGAGACATTGGGCTTGGGGCTGGCACAACAACGCCACGGTGCCAGTATCATGAAAGACGGCATGATGGCGGCAGGGGTTATCAAGTCCGCTGAGTGGCTGGATGGCACAAAAGGCGCTAAGGCACTGGAAGCCCTCGAACGTTATAAAGGTGCTCGTAATGCAGGGAAAACACCCATTCTTGAAGGTGGCATGGACTACCAGCAATTAGGCATGAGTAACCAAGATGCCGAGTGGCTGGCTTCTCGTCGCTTCACGATTGATGATATCGCCCGTATGTTCAACGTCAGCCCGATCTTTCTGCAAGAGTATTCGAACAGCACCTACAGCAACTTTAGTGAAGCCTCACGCGCTTTTCTGACTATCACCATGCGCCCTTGGCTTGCCAACTTTGAGCAACAAATCAAAGCCGCCTTACTGATGGCATCCCCGAAACACGGCATTCGTTACCAAGTCGAGTTTGATACCGCCGATTTGCTTCGCGCCAATCCGAAAGAACGCTTCCAGAGCTACGAGACGGCGATTAAATCCGGTGTCATGTGCCCGAATGAAGCCCGTGAACGCGAGGGATTATCCCCCCGTGACGGTGGTGATGAATTTAGCCAGGCATGGAAGCAAGAGGTCAGTATTAAAAAAACCGAGGTGAAAGATGAGTAACCCTCTCATAACATTGGATGAAATAAAGCAGCATTGCCGGATAGATGAAAGCGATACGCTTGAGGATGCACTCCTTAAGGGCTATGCCGACGCTGCGTTAGAAGTCTGCCAGCAACATATCGGCAAACGGTTTGATGAAGGCTTGGAATTGACACCGGCCATCAAGGTGGGCTGTCTGCTTTATATCGGTTTGCTGTATGAGAATCGGGCAATGGCAATCGAAGCAGAACTGAAAGAAGTCCCCTTCACTATCAAGTCATTGTGGTCTGTCTATCGTGATGTGGGGATCTACTGATGCCGTGGCAACCTTTAAAGCGCTGTAATTATCCCGGATGCAAACAGCGGGTAAAGTCGGGTCGCTGTGTGGAGCATCAACGAGAAGCCAGACGACAACAGGATAAGCAACGGGGCACACGAAGCCAACGAGGCTATAACAATCAATGGGGTAAGTATCGGTTGATGTACCTTAAGACGAATCCTTTATGTGTGATTTGTCTGAAAGCCAGTACCTACACCCCTGCCACCATTGTTGACCACATTATCCCGATAGATGGTGACAGTGATGTGTTGTTCTGGCCTGACTTCAATCACCAGTCAATATGTCATAGCTGCCATAACACCAAGACGTTTAAACAAGACCCGATAACCAAGCAGAAGCGCAAGAATGGTGAGTATCGGGAACTGGAAGCAGAAGCGGCAAAGCGTAATGACTGGATGTACCAGCATGAATAAAGAAGAGACAGAACAACTAATTAAAGGGCTACTAAAGCACAGTGAATCGCATCGACAACAAAAACAGATTGAGCCTCAGAAGCCTACAGCGAGGCGCAAGACACAACGCAATAAGGAGCTAATGGAATGCTTTCGAAATCGTTAGAGAAGCACTCAGAGGGGGGTGGGGGTATCAAAAATGACAAATGACCTCCTCAGCGGAACCGGCGCAGCTTCAAATTTTTATGCGCGGCACTTTTTTCAATAGCAGTAATCTTTATAGGAAACAATATATTATGGCAAGAGCACCCAAACCCCCGGTTTATTTAAATGATATCGCTGCCGAGCAATGGAAATCGAAAGCCAAGATCCTTAACGAACGGGAGGATCTCAGTCCGGCAGACTGGAACAACTTAGAACTGTACTGCGTCAATTATGCGATTTACCGTAAAGCCGTGGCCGACATTGAATTGCGCGGGTTCGCGGTGGAAGGTTCACGCGGCGCAGCGACCAGTAATCCATCACTGAAAGCGAAAGCCGATGCCGAAAAAATCATGATAAAAATGTCGTCATTGCTGGGCTTTGATCCGGTATCCCGCCGCCGAAATCCGATAGAAAGTGACGAACCTGATGATTTAGATGTGCTGATTGCCTGAGTGAGGTCACTGTGAATGCATGGGAGCGGTACGCTCTGGATGTCGAAAATGGCACAATTCCGGCCTGTAAGCGCCTGAAACAGGCCGTAAAACGCTATCATAACGACCTGAACAACCCGCTTTACACGTTTGATACTGAGGTGGTAGAGCGTTTTATTGCCTTCTCCCGTCTCTGTCCGCACGTCAAAGGCCATTTGCGGGGTAAGCCGATTGTCTTGGAGCCGTGGCAGCAATTTGCCTTTGCTAATCTGTTTGGCTTCAAAGTCAAGGCCACCGGACGCAGAAAATACCGCAGTGCTTACATTCAGGTGCCGCGCAAAAATGCGAAGTCCACGGTTGCCGCGATACTGGCGAACTGGTTCCTCGTGATGGAACAGGGACAACAAGATATCTACACCGCCGCTGTCAGTCGCGATCAGGCGCGTATTGTCTTTGATGATGCCCGCCAGATGTGCCTGTTATCAAAGCCGTTCAAGAGACGGGTATCTATCCAACAGCACAAAGTAACCTATCCAAAGAGCAACAGCCTGTTAAAGCCGCTAGCAGCGAAAGCTGCCACGATTGAAGGCACAAACCCCAGCCTTGCCATTGTGGATGAATATCACTTGCACCCCGATAACGCCGTGTACTCTGCCCTTGAATTGGGGATGGGCGCACGTCCCGAAGGTGTCCTGTTTGCCATTACCACGGCGGGCAGTAACGTGATATCGGCCTGTAAACAGCATTATGATTATTGCTGTCAGATACTGAATGGCGAAGAACACAACGCATCGCTGTTTGCCCTGATCTACGAACTGGACGACGAGAACGAGATTGACGATGAAACACGTTGGATCAAGGCCAATCCCAATCTGGATGTCTCGGTAGACAGTGACGCACTGCATGACACGATACAGAAAGCCCGTGGCATTCCCTCACAATGGACAGAGATGTTAACCAAACGTTTTAATATCTGGTGTCAGGGGGAAACGCCGTGGATGGGTGAAGGCGCATGGAAAGCCTGTAAGACTGATTATGACGAGAACGACCTGAAAGGACTGGAGTGTTACGCGGGCTTGGACTTATCTTCAACGGGCGATATCACCAGTATTTGCTACACGTTCCCCGTGGATAATGAACTGTTATTACTGACCCGTCATTACCTGCCCGAAGCCCAGCTACAGAATCCCGCCAATAAGAATCGGGCGGTTTATCGACAGTGGGCACAATCAGGCTGGATACGCACCACAACGGGCGACTGCATTGATTATGATCGTATCCGTGATGACATTCTCAAAGACAGTCAGCACTTTGATATCAAATTAGTGGGCTTTGATACATGGAACGCCACCCATCTACGAACACAATTACAGGGTGCAGGGGTTGAGGTTGAGCCATTCCCGCAAACCTACATGCGCTTTAGCCCGGTGGCTAAATCTGCCGAAGTGTTCGTTAATCGTAAGGTCATTCGTCACAATGGCGATCCGGTTCTCTCATGGGCGATGTCCAATGTGGTGATGGAGACAGACGCTAACGCCAATATCAAGCCGAACAAGAAGAAGTCCGCGAACAAGATTGACCCCGCCATTGCGTTCCTGATGAGCTTTGGTACATGGCAGAGTGAGCATGAAGAGTTTGCTTTCAGTCTCAATGAGGAACAGAAGCAACGGCTGGCTAGCTTTGATGGGATTTAGCTAACCCATTGATTTTACTAATTTCTGGCACAGAGACAGAGTTATTAACAATCAATAGGTTACGGTTAACATTAATGTATATATTTGATTTTATTCATGAATAAAAAACGGGATCATCTCAAAGTGGGATATCCCACTTAGGGTATTGGGGAAATCACAACACCTTTTGCTCATGTGAGATTTTCACAACTGAAAAGTTTTTTGCAGTTGACGCTTTTGCACACACAGGAGGGCTTGAGTTTAAGCCGTCATAGTAAAAGCCTTATAAAACAACATGGTCAAAATCGTGACCATCTTTAAAGTGGGTATCACCATTTCGATGATACCTTTTGCTGAATGTAACTGACTCCATACATATTACGTTCGCAGTGAATCATAGGAAAGTGTTATAATTTTAACCTATTGATTCTTACCATGATTGAAAAACCAGATCATCCAGAGGTAATTATGGCTTTTATCGATGTTCCGATGCGAACCGTGCGGCTTTACGGCACACTCGGCACTCAGTTTGGACGAGAATACAAATTGGCAGTCTCCTCACCGCAGGAAGCGATTCGGGCATTGTCTGTGCTGATTGACGGCTTTGAAAAGTTTCTTCTGACCGCCAAAGAGCGTGGACTAACCTTTGCTGTTTTCAACGGGAAACGCAATATCAACCGTGATGAACTGGAATTATCCGGTGAGGGTGATATTCGGATTGTACCGGTGATCATTGGCAGCAAAAAAGCGGGTATCTTCCAGACTATTCTCGGCGCGGTGATGGTAGTGGCTGGGGCGTTTTTGTGGAAAACCCCGTGGGGCGTTCCACTTATGATGTCCGGTGCTTCTATGATGCTGGGGGGCGTGGTGCAGATGTTATCACCGATGCCGGGCGGATTGGCGCGACGGGAAGATCCCGACAATAAACCCAGTTATGCGTTTGGTGGGCCAGTCAACTCCATCGCGCAGGGGAATCCGGTTCCCATTGGATATGGCAAGCGGCGTATCGGGGGTGCCATTATCTCTGCGGGTATCTATGCCGAAGATCAGCAATAAATGGCAATTCAATCTCATGCAGCAACGGTCACAGGGAAGATAACCGTTGCCCCCAAACGTATAAAGTGCCAGACAGGTAAAGTGATGGCAGTTGCTACCATGCGGGTACAGAGCGACAAACGCAGTGATTACCCGCTCCGTGTCGTTGGCTTTGATGAGATGGCGCTGTCGGTGATGCTGTTACAGAAAAGTCAAGTGATCACTGTTATGGGAAAGGCTTCTTACTGGCAGGGATATCAGTTAGCTGTCTCCTCAATCACTCAATAG